AAAAGGATTTATAACAAAAGAACAAGCAATCAATGATCTTGGTATGAAAAACGAGTATAGATAAATTTACTGTATTTATTATGTTTTTATGATAAACAAAACCTACCTAACTCATAGGGTAAGAGGATTATGGCGAGACCAAAAAAATATAATATTGATACTGAACAAGTAAAAAAATTAGCTATTCTTGGGTGTACGAATAAAGAGATCGGAGATTTCTTCGGTTGTAGTGCTGACCTTATTGAAAAGAGTTATTCGGAATATCTGACAAAAGGTAGAGCCGAAATGAAAATGAGACTTAGACAGCTACAATGGAAGAGTGCAACTAAGGGAAATGTCGTAATGCAGATATGGTTAGGTAAACAAATATTAGGTCAATCGGAGAATACTATTACGGAAGATGACGAACCATTGGCTTGGTCAGTTGAGTGATACCATTCCCACAGAAACGCTACAATATAATATATGCAGACCCAGCGTGGACATTTAAAACATACTCTGAAAAGGGCCAGAAACGATCTGCTACCCGCCATTATAATACCCTTAGTATTGACGATATTTGTAAGTTACCTATTCCTGATATTTCTGACGATGATTGCACTCTATTTCTTTGGGCTATTGATTCGATGTTGCCAGAGGCTTTTCGTGTTATTGAAGAGTGGGGTTTTACATATAAAACAGTTGGTTTTACATGGGTCAAACAAAACATAAAATCAGATGGATATTTTACAGGCATGGGCTACTGGTCGAGGTGTAACCCTGAACAATGTTTACTTGCAACTAAAGGTAAACCACAAAGAGTTTCTAAATCAGTAAAACAATTAGTAATTAGTAAAAGACAAGAGCATAGTAAAAAACCAGCTATCATTAGAGATAATATTGTAGAGTTATGTGGCGATCTACCTAGAATAGAATTGTTTGCTAGACAAAAAGCAGATGGTTGGGATAGTTGGGGAGATCAGATTTAATGCCATTAACTGACCCTCAAAGGGCTGTAATAAAATGCAATAAAAGGTTTAGAGTTCTTATATCTGGCCGTAGGTTTGGTAAAACATTCTTAGCTATACAAGAAATGGCCAAGTTTGCTAGGTTTCCAAATCAAAGGGTTTGGTATGTGTCCCCTAGTTACAGGCAAAGTAAAACTATTTGCTGGGATATG